AAAGCCTGCTAAGGAGTTAATTATGGCTACTAGTGGATTTGGAAAAGCGTTCCGCGAAGCCCGTGCTGCGGGCGATAAAACTTTTACTTTCAACGGTAAAAAGTACACGACTGAGATGGCTCCAGAAGAGCAAAAGTCTTTAGGCGGTAAGCTTAAGATGGGCGCAGCCGTACCGCGTGATTCTGACACTCGCAAGGGTGAGATCATGACATCTAAGAATGCTAAGCCGCGTGACGAGTATGTCCGCAGTGGCCAGAAGTCTTTTGACACAGAGCGTGAGCCAGAAGCGTTGGCGGCACCAAACAAGCCCGGCACTAACGTTCGCTATGAAAATACAGAAGTTTCCGACATGAGCATGAAGCATGGCGGTAAAGTCAAAGGCTATGCTTCTGGCGGTTCTGCTTCTTCTCGCGCTGACGGGATTGCTACTAAAGGCAAGACCCGCGGAAAGATGTGTTGATAGTATGATGGCCAGCCGCGGTATGGGAGATATCTCCCCTTCTAAAATGCCCAAGGGTGTCAAGAAAGCCCGGCGGGACGACACTGACTTTACCCAGTACAAAGAGGGTGGGAAGGTGAATGCGGCTGGCAATTACACAAAGCCAAGTCTTCGCAAGAGGATCGTGTCTCAAGTAAAAGCCGCAGCAACGCAGGGTACTGGTGCAGGTCAGTGGTCAGCGCGTAAAGCTCAGCTAGTTGCCAAGAAGTACAAGGCGGCTGGCGGGGGTTACCGAGATTGAAAGCGCCTCAAAAATCATTGAAGGATTGGGGCGACCAAAAATGGAGAACCAAAAGTGGTAAAAAATCTTCTGACACTGGTGAAAGATACCTTCCAAGCGCTGCGATTAAAAGTCTCAGCCCTAGTGAGTACGCTGCGACAACCAAAGCCAAGCGAGCCGGAAAAGAAGCCGGAAAACAATTCGTAGCGCAACCAAAAAAGATTGCGGCTAAAACTGCAAAATTTCGTTAAACTTTAATTGGAGATTACTATGTACGGTAAAAAAATGAATCCATTTGGCAAAGGCGAGTCCAAAGCCATGGAAGCCAAAGAAAAGAAAATGGCTCCTAGCAAAAAGGCTTATGCCGCTATGGAGAAGAAGCACGAAGGCAAAAAATCAACCTCTAAGATGAAATAAGGAACCACCATGATGTACGGAAAAATGATGATGGCTAAGGCCCCCGCAAAAGCTGGTAAAAAAGCTGCTCCATTTAAGCCTTGCCCCGGTTGCAAGAGCCCTGCTAAGTGCAAAGCCGCTGGCAAGTGTTTAGCTAAAGCCAAGTAATGCCATTTACGTCTGAGAAGCAAGCTCGCACTATGCGGGCTGCTGCACATGATCCTAGCTTTGCAAAGAAGCTGGGTATTGAAGTCAAAGCTGCCAAGAAAATGGTAGCCCATGACAAAGCCAAGGGCGCTAAGCCCAAAGCCAAGAAGTAATTACTTCATCCCTGCTGAACGTGTTCGTGCAAACGATCGGTTCGCAGACTTAGGAACTGCGCGGAGGTTACCTCCGCCGTTTCCACCGCCCTTTGCCATGGGCTTCTTGTGATCGACGTCAAGGCCGTCGCCTTTGCTGACGACGCCTTTCTTTTCCATTTGTCGACGCGCTGAATTGCGGTCAGCCCTGTTAGCAATCTGCTCCGGCTTACCTTGGTAGTTCGCGTACTCTTTCTTGTAGTCACGTGGCATGATAGTTGTCCTTAAAAAAGATATCTTATTGTCCCACAGCCGCGCCATTTAGAACAGCCAATAGTACAGGGCTTTGCTCTCTGGACATGGTGCCAGTCAGAGTTGCTACAAACCTAGGATGGTTCAGGTTCACAATCAGGCAATGCGTCTGGCCGGGGCTTCTGTCCTTACATCCCTTAAACATCGTTACTCGATCGCGCTTAGCAATCATCGCACCGTTAAGTTCTAGCTCACGCTCAATCCGGTCAATACCGTCCTGCGACCTACCTAGCCATGCCTTGAACAAAGCCAAGTTGATCGCGATCATGCTACCGGGCATGACAGGGTTCTTGGCATCATAAACAACCTTGACACGGGCAACTGCTTTATCTGGAGCCGGTTGTGTCACCTGCTCTTTACCTGAACTGTAGACCTCAGTGCAATGCACCAAGCGGTCGTTGTGCTCCATGATGTACTGGCCAATCGTATCAAATACATCTGACTTACTTTCAATTGCAGCTTGCCGAGTTTGTTTGACGCGGTCAATCATAAAGTCAATGGTTCCCTTTATATCGAACGGGAACAAACCCAAGGCTTGGCCAATACGACCCATGCCCCATGATGCAATAAGTAGCGTCCTGTAGAAACGCTCTTGGGGTTCAAATATAAAACCAAACGTTTTGTTAAACGATGCTTCAGACCATTTCCATACAGCTTCAGGGCCGCCCTTGTCGATCACAACTTGCACAAGCTCTGGGAAAGCCCAACCGTTATGCTTCTCTACGATCTCAAAAAAGTCATACCCGTAGCTACGCCCATCTTCTCGGGTAGCGACAAAAGTTCTATCGTGTTGCGGGAACTCTAAGCAACGTGCTTTCAGTGGATCGTTGCCTGCCTGTGCATTTTCAAACTTCCGATACATCGAAATGTTAGACGTGACATGAGTAGGAGCGCACCACTTAGCAGGTTCACGCAACTCGCGTTCTTTCGTCATTGAAATCTTTTCGCGACCAGAACTAAGTGTGTAGCCCATGTCGGCCATGTCTTTGTCGTCAGCCGCAGTCATCTCGTCGATACAACATGGCAAGTTATTTAAAACACCGCGCATTTTGTATAGAGCGTTCGCAGTATCTTTCTGGCTCAGGAACAATTCCTTCGGGCTACCGATCAAGCTGTTCACTCCGATAAGAGATAGTGATTTACCAGTTGTCGTTTCATCAGAATAGATCGACACAATTGCTGTTGCGTTACCGGCGGCAGGGCCTAGGATTCCCACTGTGCCTGTTAATACTGACGCACGAATATTGTCAGCACCGGGTAGGTTCAGCATGTCCATCGCGCGAATCCACTCAGAGCGTTCACCATGCGGGCCGATAAGTCTAGCGAAGTTGGACGCAGGGCCGCGAAGGCGTGTGTCTGTGGCACCCGTTGGAGAGCCTAGCACTGTCTGGCCGCACATAAACGAGCCGTCTTCTTGCCAACCGAAGTTAACAAAGTCCAATCCTGTTGGTGCTTGCTGTTGCACCATCGTCAAGTAATCCATCAAATAGCTCCTAACTTTTTCTTGCTGTCCAGCATTCTTTACGTAGATTTGTTGGTTCAATAAAAATGTAGAAAAGTCTTTACCAATCGTCGCGAGCACAGACATCTCATGCTCTGTCTCTTTCCATCCAGTCATTGGGTACTTCGCAATCATTCGGAATGCAGACTTGCGACTTTCTGAATCGTGATACACACCCGTGATGTGAATCTCGTACTGGCACACATGGTCAAACTCTGTTACCTCTTGGGCTACTTCATTGCCGTTTGCATCAGTCGTTGTGATCTCGGTCTTGACCTCACGCATGATCTGGTTGTTCTGAATAACATAGCCCTTGGGCAGTGTGAACGTGAACTCTTCGCCTTCCTCAGTAACAACTTCAGTCTCAGTAACAACCGATAACTGCGCGGGGCTTGTAATCTTTCCACGGCTTGGGCAACCTTCGCAGCCCTTAGCGCACAACTGCTCAAACTTCGCACACGTCGTAGGCCCAGTGCCGTTCCAACCCTTGAGCTTATCCATGCTTGCGGCTAGATCAAAGTCAGGGTGCGTTCCTGCGATCATGATGACCGCTTCCTGCACATCTGTGCAATGCTTAGCAAGACCTAACGATGCACGCCATAAAGGTTCTTCTACATTGCGACCTGCGGCATCTAACACGCCACCAGAAGCTACAAGCGCACCCACCTGAGCACAACGCCCTGCGACCGCGGTAAGTACAACATCGTTTGTGTTGAGCACTGCATCAAGGATCGATGATCTTGCACCTTTGCGTGATGCTGTTGTCTTTGCATTCTTTGGCAACTTACCAAACCACGGCTTCAATACCGTGAACAACTCTACTGGATCGTAGTCAGGGCAATCACGTTTGCACTCGACCAACTTCCACGGCTGTTGCTTTTTATGATGCGTACCAACTGGACGAAGCACCATCGATGGATCATGAATTTTGCTTGTGTCGATCTCGACACCATGCTCTTCAAGCGCAATGCGAAGCGCGGTAGAAACCTTTATCCAATGCTCTTTCGAAATGTTCTGAGTCATTGGCCAGTAGCAGTGAATACCACGACCGGAAGAGATGACCATAGGCTGAGGCATTCCAATCGCTTTGAGAGCGACGGACATTGCAATCCAACCTTCTTTCTGAGTAGCGTAAGGTTTGTCCTCACCAATATCTAAGTCAA